ATAAGAATACTGACAAACCAGTTGTCATCTCAACCTGGCAGTCAATCTACAAGTTCCCAAAAAGATACTTTGATGACATTGATTGTGTTATCGGAGATGAGGCACACTTATTTAAGGCGAAGTCCCTCACAGGTATCCTCACCAAACTCCACAACGCGAAGTATCGCTTCGGGTTCACAGGTACACTCGACGGCAGCAAGACTCATAAGTGGGTCTTGGAGGGTTTGTTTGGTGCGTGTGAACAGGTTACGAAGACGGATTCGCTTATTAAGAAAGGGTTTCTTTCTAACTTACGTATCAAGATCCTGATGTGTAAGCACGACTACAAATACTTCGCTGACTTCCATGAGGAGATGGACTACATTGTAACACATGAACGGCGAAATAACCTAATCAAAAATCTCGTCAACGACATTGACGGCAACACATTAGTTCTCTTTAACTATGTGGAAAAACATGGTGACCCTTTATACGAACTAATAAATAATTACATTAGCGACGATAGAAAAGTATTCTACGTCCATGGTGGTACTGATACCGAGGATAGGGAACAAGTAAGAGCAATCACAGAAAGCGAATCTAACGCTGTCATCATTGCATCTTACGGTACGTTTTCCACAGGCATCAACATCAAAAAATTACACAACATCGTATTTGCCTCTCCCTCCAAATCTAGAGTCAGGAACTTACAGTCTATTGGTAGAGTTCTTCGCAAAGGAGATGGAAAAGATATTGCTACCTTATATGATATCGCTGACGATATCTCTGGTCGTAGGGATAACTATACATTAAGACACCTTTACGAAAGACTTGCAATCTATCAGGAAGAGAACTTTAAGTACGAAACTATAACCATAGACTTAAGGTAAGGATGGAAGAAGAATTTTATGCAACGTTAAAACTAACATCTAATGAAGAGATTATTGCTAAAGTATGTTATCTAACTGAAGAAGAATGTTTACTTGTGGAAAAACCCCTACTAGTAACCAGGACCAATTCAAAAAGAAATGGCAGATTAGTAGAGGGATTTACACTAGGTGATTGGGTAGCATCTTCTTATGAAGAACTATACATTATAAAGATGAGTCAAGTAGTTACTATTACAGAACTAGACAAAAGAATACTTATGTTCTATGAGAGACATCTATCTAGAGAAGAAAGTGATGTATCACCAGATAAGATCTCTAGAGAGATGGGTTATCTAGGATCAGTATCTAGTCAAAAAAAGAAATTAGAAGATCTATTTAATAAAAGCTAGTATGTCTCTTGAACCCTTGACAGAGTTATTCTATAGGTGTTAGGTGTATTTGTCAAGCCCTGTGGAAAACTTTCTGACTTGACATTCTGTTCACAATGTACTATACTGTTTAAAGCAAACGGTATGGTATGAAGAAAACCAGAACAAAGACAGAGTATTACGTAAACAACAAGGAGTTCCTTGCTGCTGTAATCCTGCTGCGGGATTTCTTCCTGGACGGTGAACGTCTTGGGCATAAGTCGTACCTCGAATCTATTCAGTATTACCGTTCCCATAGAGATAGACGAACTGCCGTCAAGTTCAGGCGATGCTATGAATACCTAGGTGATTGCTTCTCCAAGATTGCTACACACTTATCATACAAACCTAACTTCGTCAACTACATGTTCCGTGAGGACATGATTTGTGATGGTGTTGAGAACTGTATTCAATACATCCTCAACTTTGACCCAGAGAAATCTTCCAACCCGTTTGCCTACTTTACCCAGATCATCTACTACGCCTTCCTTCGTCGCATTCAGAAAGAGAAGCGTCAGTTAGAGATCAAGAGTAAGATCCTAGAGAAGTCTGGACACCAAGAGATCATGCACACTGATACGTATGATGGTGACATGGCGGGCATGAATGCCTCTTACTCTGACATGGGCAGTATTAAAGAAAACATTGAAACTAGAATGAACAGATGACTGTAGCACTTATTACTGATCAACATCTCGATGGTCGTAAGGGTAGTCTGGCATTCTGGAATTACTTTCTGAAGTTCTATGATGATGTGTTCTTCCCTACACTAGAGAAGAAAGGAATCAAAGAGATCATCGACCTAGGCGATACGTTCGACAATCGTAAAACGATTGACTTCAATGTCTGGGATCGAATTCGTACTCACTACTTTGACCGCCTGGCAGACATGGGCGTCACGGTACATACAATCTTGGGTAACCACTGTGTATACTACAAGAACACGAACGCTATCAACTCTCCTGATCTATTGCTAGGTGACTATGACAATATACGTGTCTATGATGAGGTTACTACTGTTACTATTGAGGGCAAGAGAATTTGTTTCGTCCCTTGGATTAACAGGGAGAACGAAGAGCACACGATGGAGCACCTCAAGCAGACGGATGCACAAATTGTCATGGGACACCTCGAACTCGACGGGTTTGAAGTAACACCTGGTCTCAAGATGGAGCACGGTATGGACCCCAAGATCTACAAAGACTTCAAGCAAGTCTTCTCTGGTCACTACCACCACAAGTCAAGCAAGGGTAACATCACATACCTTGGCAATCCTTACCAGATGTTCTGGAACGACTATGCTGATCAGCGTGGTTTCCATCTCTACGAACCAGGAACAAACAAACTTCGTATGGTAAAGAATCCATACGAGATCTTTAAGAAGGTGTACTACAACGATGTAGACAAGGACATGGTTCTGGACTACACCGAATACACAGACACCTTTGTCAAGGTCATTGTTGAAGAGAAGAAAGACTACTATAAGTTTGAACAAGTTATTGAAAACCTGTACAACGCTGGTGTCCACGACGTAAAGATTGTTGAGGTTCTAGTTGATGAAGACAACGTAGAAGAACCCAACCTAGAAGTCAAAGACACACTGACATTACTCAACGAATACATCGATGAGGTAGACATGCAGGTAGAGAAATCCGACTTAAAGAAACTTATGAGATCGCTATATATTGAAAGTTGCGAGATGGTCTAATGTCTTACATCTTAACTCTCAAGGATAGACCAGAAGGCGTTTTCTCTATTATTGAGAAGGAGACTGGGGATCACATTGTCCCTATCTTTGATGAGTTAGATGACTGTGAGCGTTATGCCATTCAATTGTCTGAAGCAGAAACAGACTTGGCACTTCAGCTGATCGAAATAGATAAAGAATTTATTGTGTCTGCGTGTGAGGACAGAGACCAAAAGTATGCTATAATTACCGTGGACGACTTCATCATACCCCCTGACGACTTTACATGATTACGTTTGAAAAAGTTCGCTGGAAGAATTTTCTTTCTACTGGCAACACCTTTACTGAAGTCGATCTGACTGCCAACAAAACCAATCTTATTATTGGTACAAACGGAGCGGGTAAGAGCACCATCTTGGATGCCCTTACCTTTTCTTTGTTTGGCAAACCTTTTCGTAAGATCAACAAACCGATGCTGGTCAACAGCGTCAACGAAAAGGACTGCATGGTAGAGATCGAATTCAAGATTGGTCCTAACGATTTTGTGGTCAAGCGTGGTATTAAACCAGCGAAGTTCGAGATCTGGCAGAATGGGGCAATGTTAGATCAGTCCAGTAATGCTGCTGATTATCAGAAGCAACTGGAACAGAACATCCTGAAGATGAACTATAAGTCGTTCACTCAAATCGTTGTGCTAGGTTCGTCCACGTTCGTTCCGTTCATGAGACTGCCTCTAGCACAGCGTAGAGAAATTATTGAAGACATTCTGGACATCCAGATCTTCTCTATGATGAACGTTGCTCTCAAAGATAAACTGAAGACCTCTACTGAAGAGATGAGAGAGGTTGACTACAGTGCTGACATGGCAGATCAGAAGATCTGTATGCAGCGAGAGTTGATTGAGCAGTTGTCTACTCGTGATGAGTCGATGATCAAGGAGAAGCAAGAACGTATTGATACTTTGTTAGGAGAAGAAGAAATTTGTCAAGAATCTGTATCCAAACTTAATGAAGAATCACAAAAACTTTATGAAGATTTGCTAGGGTTAGAAAGTGCCAACAAGAAACTTATAACTTTAAATAACTTGAAAGGAAAACTTACAAATAAATGTGGAACTTTTAAGAAACAGCACCAGTTTTTTGAAGAAAACGACACATGTCCTACGTGTAGTCAATCTATTTCTAAAGAAGTTAAAGAACATAAAGCAGGTGTCATCAGAAGTCAAGTCAAAGAACTTGTCCTCGCTATCGAAGAACTTCGATGCAATATTCTCGATGAGCAAGAGAGAAGTGACCAGCATCTGGTGAAAACCCAGGAGATGAGTGAGATTCAACAGAAGATTGCTGGACACAATGCTACTGTTACTCGCATCAATAAGAACGTCAGGCAACTGATGGTTGATGTAGAAACATTACAGAACTCCAAAGACGATAACTCCGAAGAGGAAGAGAAGTTAAAATACCTGTTGGAAGAACGTGATAACCTGAAGAAGCAAGTTGCTCTCGTCAAAAGAGATAGAGACACTTTGCTAGCAGCATCTCATCTCCTTAAAGATAATGGAATCAAAACCAGGATCATCAAGAGATATTTGCCAGTGATGAACAAACTCATCAACCAGTATCTTCAAAACATGGACTTCTACATCAACTTCGCATTGAATGAGAACTTTGAGGAAACGATCAAGTCGCGGTTTAGGGATATCTTTTCTTACGAATCTTTCTCCGAAGGAGAGAAAGCTCGTATTGATATTGCTCTGCTGCTTACTTGGCGTAGTATCGCTAAACTTAAGAATAGCGTGGATACTAACATCCTAATCCTTGATGAGATCTTCGATGGTTCTCTTGACCAGAATGGCACAGGTGAACTGGGATGGATCCTTCGGAACTTCGATGACAATACAAACGTGTTTGTCATCAGTCACAAGGAGAGTTTGGAAGGCAAGTTCGATCGAACCCTCGTGTGTGAGAAGATTAAGAACTTCTCGGTCGTTAAGGAGACAGTTGCAGAAGCGGTCTAGGGGTGCCTTCGGGCACCCTTTTTTTGTATATACTATATGCATCAACGCAAGAGACCCGATGAACACCGCAGAAATCAAAGGTAACCTCGCCCGCCTGCTTGCCACCGAGAACCTCGTGGTTGAGCACCGCAAGGTCTCCACTGCATCTTTCAACGTGGACACCCGTGTCCTTACCCTGCCCATCTGGAACGCTTCTAACAGCGTCTACGACCTGCTGGTGGGTCATGAGGTCGGTCATGCTCTCTACACCCCTAACATTGACTGGGCAGAAGTGGCACAGGTGCCCAAGGATTACGTCAACGTGGTAGAAGACGCTCGCATCGAGAAGATGATGAAGCGAAAGTACCCTGGTTTGTCCAAGACTTTCTTCAAAGGATACCAGGAACTTGACAACCAGGACTTCTTCTCGATCAATGATGAAGAACTGGATAACATCTCCTTCATTGACCGTATCAATCTCCACTGCAAGATTGGTGCCTTCTCCGCCATGCCTTTCAGTGATGAAGAGCGTGTGATGGTCAATAAAGTTGAGGATTGTGAGACCTTTGATGACGTTATTGCTGTCTGTCGGGAGATTTATGACTACTCACAGAAGGAAAAGCACGTAGATGCACCTGTGAATCCTAATTCTGGTGCTGCTCAAGGCACTACAGAACAGATAGATTCTCAAGAATCGAAGCAAAACAGTGAATCTCCAAGCACCGATGGCGCACAATCTGTGCAGCAAACTGACAGTGATGAAGGTGAACTGAAGGATGAACCCACAGCAGCTGGTGGTTCTGCTGGTGGTGATACTGCAGCAACTCAACGTGCTTTCGACGAAAATCTCCAAGATTTGGTGCAAGATGCACCTTGGTATTCTGATCCTGTGTATGTTGAGATCCCTGAAATGCATCTCGACAACATTATTGTGGACCAAGAAGTGCTCCAGAAGCACATTGATGCACACTATGCAGAAAATTCTCACAACCGTTACGATGATCCCCTTGCATATGTTGCTAACAAGTACAATGAGTACAAGAAATCTGCACAGAAAGAGGTCAACTATCTCGTAAAGGAGTTCGAGTGTAAGAAGGCAGCAGACTCCCATGCTCGCACCACAACTGCACGTACTGGTGTGCTTGATACAACAAAATTGCACACTTACAAGTATAATGAGGATCTATTCAGGAAGATTTCTGTCATTCCTGATGGCAAAAACCATGGAATGATCTTCATTCTTGACTGGTCTGGGTCCATGTCGAACTATCTTCAGGACACAATCAAGCAATTGCTGTCCCTGGTGTGGTTTTGCCGCAAGGTAAACATTCCTTTTGAGGTTTATGCCTTCACTTATGAGTGGAACCGTCGCTTCCTTGACCCAGATGAGCATGACTATGATCCGACAGTAGTGGAAGAGAAATGTGTGAAAGAAGAGAACAAACTTGTCTTCCACAAGCGTTTTTCTCTCCTGAATATGCTGTCATCTCGTGCCAATACCAAGAATTTTGACCGTCAGTGTCTTAATCTGTACCGTATTGGTCACTTCATGACCATGTATGGAGTCACTACACCTGCTGGACTGGACTTGAGTGGCACTCCACTGAACGAAACCATCATTGCGATGCATGAAATTATCCCAATGTTCAAGAAAATGACTGGTGTTCAGAAGATCAACACTGTGATTTTGACTGATGGTGAGTCGAACAACATCAGCTACAATGTCTCCATCAAAGCTGACAATGTTCACTGCTATTGGGGTCAACGTGCTGTTTCTACTAACGTTCGACTGCGTGACCGTAAGACTGGACACGTTTCTCGTGCTGTTGGTAACAGTTATGGTGACTGTATCACCACTATTTTGCTGGAAAACTTGCGTCAGAACTACCCTGATGTCAACTTCCTTGGTTTCCGAATCCTCACTGGTGGTGATTTTTCATACCTTTACCGCAATACATACAATGAAAGTGCTGATAACATTCTTAAGAAGTGGAGAAAGGAGAAGTCTTTCGTCTTCACCCAGAAACTTGGATACCAGTCCCTGTATCTGATCGCATCTACTGCAGTCACTCAATCTTCAGAGTTTGATGTTGCTGAAGGTGCTTCCAAGACACAGATCACCAAGGCATTCAAGTCCATGCTGAAGGCAAAGACCACGAACAAGAAAATCTTGTCCTCCTTTGTCGATATGGTCGCCTGACAAACCGTCCATCGCCCCTGGTTTCAGGGGCACACTGCTCTATAATAAGTTCATCAACGCAAGAGACCAATGCCTCGCTCCGCTAACATCGATCCTGCTGCTCTCACCCAGTACATCTCCGACAACTTTGGCAATGAGTTTGGTAGTCAAGCAGTTCTGAAAGCTGCTGATGAGTTTGGAGTCTCCTACCCCACTATCTGCAAACGCCTTGATCAATACAAGGTTGGATATGGCAAGTGGAGTCTCACTGCCCAAGAAATTGAGGTACAATACAACGCACCCGCTGCAGAACCTGCAGTAGAACTGAACCTTATCCCCCAGAAAGATGATTCCTTCGTCCAGTTTGGTGATTTTTCGGACATTAAAAAAATTATCAAGTCCCGTATCTTCTACCCTGCGTTTATCACTGGTCTGTCGGGCAATGGTAAAACGTTTGGTGTCGAGCAAGCGTGTGCCCAACTCGGACGTGAACTCATCCGAGTCAACATCACGGTAGAAACTGATGAAGATGATCTTATTGGTGGGTTTCGTCTTGTGGACGGCAACACTGTCTGGCATAATGGTCCAGTCATCGAAGCGTTACAACGCGGCGCGGTCCTGCTCCTTGACGAGATTGACCTTGCCTCCAGCAAAATCCTTTGTCTACAATCCGTGCTCGAAGGAAAGGGAATCTTTCTGAAGAAAATTGGTAAGTTCATTCAACCTTCTGAAGGATTCACTGTTGTTGCTACTGCTAACACCAAGGGCAAAGGTTCTGACGACGGTCGTTTCATCGGCACCAACGTTCTGAATGAAGCATTCCTTGAGCGTTTCCCGATTACCTTCGAGCAAGAGTATCCTACTCCTGCTGTTGAGGCACGGATCCTTTCAAAACTGTGTGACGATGATGAATTCGTCAGCAAACTGGTAGACTGGGCAGACATCATCCGTAAGACCTTCCGTGATGGTGGTATCGATGAGGTCATCAGCACCCGTCGCCTGGTCCACATCGTCCAAGCTTTTAAGATCTTCGGTAAGCGTATGAAGTCTATCGAAGTCTGCACCAATCGCTTCGACGAAGAAACCAAAACGTCCTTTATTGAACTCTACGACAAAATCGATGAGAATGCCGAATCACCTGACCAAGATGCATAATTACATCGGCAGTATTGCACTGCTGAATACAGGTAAATCAGTCAAAATCCTCGGCGGTACGGGTCTGGAACTTTATGTTCAGACCCTTGACGGATCCGTTCAGAGGTGTTATCATGATCAATTGAAGTACATCTATCAAGCATGACTTTCAAATATAATGAAGACGCTCTGTTAAAGGAGCTACGTGACTATATTGCAAGCACTTATGGACAACACTATTCTGCTGGCAACGATGCCATTCAAACGTTAGACTTGATTGAAGCATGTGGTGATGCAGAGGCATTCTGCCGCTCCAACATCCTCAAGTATGCTTCTCGCTATGACAAGAAGGGCACTGCTCGTCGTGACATCGTAAAGATTCTCCACTACGGTCTTCTTCTACTTCATTTCTCCGACAAGACTAACGTTACCGAATCATACAATCAATGAGCAAACTGATTTTATCATCTGACACCCACCAAATTCTGAAGAACTTTGGCACGATCAACAGTTCTATCATGGTTCGTGCTGGTAACGTGCTCAAGACTATCAGTGTGGGTGAGAACTCTATTGCAGAGTTCAAATGTGAAGAGACCTTCCCTCAAACGTTCGGTATCTATGACCTGTCTGAATTCCTTGCTGGTTTGAGTCTGTTTGACTCTCCAGTTCTGGAGTTTCAGGGCAATGAATTCCTGAATATCATTGGTAACGGGAGGAAAGCACGTTACTATTTCTCTAACCCAGAGATTACTTTGAAGGCAGCGCCAGAACGGGAGATGAAGTTCCCCGAATCTGACATTGAGTTCAACATTTCTCGGGAAGACATCGCTGGTTTGCAGAAAGCATCCCAGGTATATTCCCTGCCAGACCTTGCGTTCTGTTCTGATGCAGATGGCAAGATTACTATCAAACTCTTCGACAAAGAGGACGACACCTGCAACGTTTACGAGCAGGATGTTGTTGGTAATAGCACTGGCGAGTACCAACTTCGCATGAAGATGGAGAACCTGCGTCTACACACAGGTGACTACCATGTACAAGTGAGCAAGAAACTTGTCAGTCTATGGAAGCATCAGCGCCTTGACTTGAAATACTTTATTGCACTTGAACCTTGATGGACAAAAAATTTTTATGGGTGGAAGAGTATCGTCCTCACAAGATTGACGACTGTATTCTTCCTGCGAGCATTCTCAATGTGTTCAAAGGTTTTGTTGAGCAAGGTGAAATTCCTAACCTGCTGCTCCCTGGCACCGCAGGCATCGGCAAAACTACTGTTGCGAAGGCACTGTGTGAGGAGATTGGTGCCTCATACATCGTTATCAATGGCAGTGACGAAGGTCGTTTCCTAGACACTGTTCGCACCAGAGTCAGGCAGTTCGCAAGCACTGTCTCTCTCGCCTCTAGCAGCGCCCACAAGGTCGTTATCATCGATGAGGCAGACAACACCACCCAGGACGTTCAACTGTCCTTGAGAACCGCTATCGAAGAGTTCCACACTAACTGTCGGTTCATCTTCACCTGCAACTTCCCTAACAAGATCATTGAACCACTGCATTCCCGATGCACTGTGGTCGATTTTAGGATCAAGAAAGCAGATGTGCAGGAGATTCAGGGTAAGTTTTACTTGCGACTGCGTAAGATCCTCAACGAGAATGGCATCAAATATCAAGATGAAGTCATTGGTAAGTTGGTCATGCGCTACAGTCCTGACTGGCGTCGTTTGATCAATGAGTGTCAGCGTCATGCTGCTGCTGGTGAGATCAATGTGGATATCCTTGCTGATATTGCTGACATCAAGCTAGATGACTTGGTGAAAGCAATGAAGAACAAGGAGTTTACCACCATCAAACGGTGGGTGACTGACAACATCGACAATGATCCCAACATTGTCATGCGTAAGATCTATGATGTTCTCTATGCAAATGTCAAACCCAAATTTATTCCTGAAGCAGTGCTGATTATTGCCAAATATCAGTACCAGATTGCCTTTGTTGCTGACCAGGAGATCAACTTGCTAGCGTGTCTTACTGAAGTAATGCTTGGGTGTGATTTCAAATGATTACCACACTTAAGAACTACAAGACAGATGCATATAAACGGTTGAAGGAGACTATTATGTCTCCTAATTTTCCATGGAATTACTATGGAACAACCATCCAAAATCAAACCGATGACCTGCACCTGATGTCTCACTGTTTTCTAGCGAGACCAGGGCAGGAGAATCCATATACCAAATCGTTGAGTGAACATACGCCTCTAGCAGCGTTTGTTTGCCAACAAATTTTGGGTATGAATGAGATAGAAGTACACATGTTCTATCGCATTGCTGTCAACCTAGTCTTTGACACTGAAGGAACTAGTGTCAGGCATGTTGACCATGAATATCCACACGAGAATCTGATTGTTTACTTAAACAAGTTTGACAAAGGCAGAACTTTGGTGTATGATGACGATGATAATGAATATAGTGTGACTCCTAAAGAAGACAAGGCAGTCACCTTCAATGGTTCTTACCAGCATTGTCATGAGTCTTCTTCTAATGGAAGAAGAATTGCCCTTATTGCTACCTATTTGAGAGATGAGTGAAACTGTATTGATGCGTCTGTATTCTGGTGAGGATATTCTTACCACCATTGCAGAAGAGACTGACGATGCTTATCAATGTGAGAACATTGTGGTAGCAGTGCCTGCAGAGCGAGGGCATATTGGATTCGCTCCATGGGCACCGATTGCCAAGGAGGGAGTCTCTATCAGGATTGCTAAAGACTACATTGTGTATGTTACTGAACCTAATCCTGAACTGGCAGAGCAGTATGAAGGACTGTTTGCTACTGTAATCACACCCAAGAAGAAACTCATTGTCTGATCTAATGAACGTACCGTCTAACGAAGAACTTGTACATCTCAAGATTCAAGCAGCACTGCGAGAGCATGTGTTTGCTGAAGATCAGATGAAATATCTTGGAGAACGTGCAGGACACCACTGGTATCTGGTTGCAGGTGAGCACGAGGTTCCTGTGAGTGAGATTGAAGAATTTGAATTTGCAGGTTATGTCGATGAGGAAGAAAACAACGCCACAGAATGTGAAGGAAGCGAATGAAGCTCTCTTCCATGCTACAATGAACTTGCCCGCAGCTGCTAGGCACTGTGGGATGACCGACAAAGAAATGAAACTCACCTTTTGGGAGTACCTTAAATATCATGACCCAGACTTTAAAGTCACTGAAAACACCACTCCGTTACCCAGGCGGGAAGAGCAGAGCGGTAAGCAAACTGTTCCAATTCCTCCCCGACCTTTCCCAGGTAAGAGAGTATCGTGAACCATTCATTGGTGGCGGCAGCGTTGCCATTGAGATTGGTAAGCGTTATCCCAAGATGGATATCTGGGTCAATGATTTGTATGAACCACTCTACAACTTCTGGTGTGAGTTGAGAGACAATGGCAGAGAAATGAGAGACCAGTTGGTACAACTCAAGTATCGTTACTGCGAACCTGCTTCTGCTCGTGTATTATTCCAGCAATCCAAGGAGTATCTCAATGGAACCAAAGGTGATCAATCCGATCTTTCTCGTGCTGTTGCTTTTTACGTTGTCAACAAGTGCTCTTTTTCTGGTCTCACTGAATCCAGCTCCTTCTCCAAGCAAGCGTCAGAAAGCAATTTCTCAATGCGTGGAATTGATCGACTCCCTGAATATTCGTTGATGATTCAGAATTGGAAAATTACTAACTTATCTTATGAAGAGCTCTTTACCGACAGTCGAGACGTATTCACATACCTCGATCCCCCATATGATATTAGAGATAACCTCTACGGACGGAAAGGGTCTATGCACAAGTCCTTCGATCATGATGCCTTTGCTAGCAACTGTGATCGGTTTGTTGGTCCTCAACTTGTATCTTACAATTCGTCTCAACTTGTTAAAGAAAGATTCCAAGGATGGACAGTAGGAGAATTTGCACACACTTACACCATGCGCTCCGTTGGGTCCTATAATACAGATCAAGCAGAACGCAAGGAACTCGTCCTAGCAAACTATGAAGTGTGAAGTGACCCTATTCAAAGCAGGCACCGTCTTCAAGGAAGAGGTGATTGCTCGTGACTACCAGGATGCTAGGCAAGTTGCCCTTGCTCGTAATCCTGGCGCTACTGTTGTTGGTGTTAACGCTAAATTATGAGTTACAAGCTTACAGATTATCTGTATTCAATTAATCAGTCCAAGAAGAATATCATGGACGCTGACGAGGGTGCTGTAAAAGGTTACCCTCCTTTTATTATCAACAAGTGCATGTCGCATCATACCGATGCAGTCTTGTTCGCCAATGAAATGAATAAGCATCCCGAATTAGATAAGAAGATGCAATATGATTTCTATATAAATAGTTTGAAACCTAGGAAGCGTTACGCTCCTTGGGCAAAGAAAGAAACTCTTGAGCATCTTGAATTGGTGAAGCAATATTATGGATATAACCATAACAAAGCACTTGCCGCTCTACGGATTCTCACGAATTCTGATCTTGAAAAGATAGCAAAACTATTAGATACAGGCGGAATAAGATGACAACTGAAATTGAAGTACAGTGGCAACCTTCGGATATGGTAGAAGTGAGTCTGTCTGAACCAGATGACTTTCTGAAGGTTCGTGAGACTCTTACCCGTATCGGTGTTGCTTCTAGAAAAGAACGCAAACTATACCAGTCATGCCACATTCTTCATAAGCAGGGCAGATACTATATTGTCCACTTCAAAGAACTGTTCGCACTTGACGGCAAGAAGACGAACTTTACACAGAATGATGTTCAGCGTCGTAATCGTATTGCTCAACTGTTATCTGACTGGGGTCTAGTTTCTATCGTAGAAGCAGAGCGTATCGAAGATATTGCTCCTCTCAATCAGATTAAAGTGCTGTCATTTAAAGATAAGGATGATTGGATTCTTGAGTCCAAGTATAATATTGGGCGTAAGAAGACCGAGGTGTAGACAACCAATCTTTAAAAGTGTGGTAAATACTACCACACTTTTTTTATGTGCTCTTATAATTAGTAGTGTAGAAGGTGTGGGACCTAGGTCCCCCTT